AATAATCGTCATCATCGCGCCGACGTCCATATCCATGATCGCCTGCAGACGGGTGCCACGCAGCGCGCCGGACTGCGGCTTGCGCAGCACAATTTCGGCAATTTCGGTTTTACCGCGTTTGATTGGGGTGTCCAGCTGTACGGTTTTTTCAGTCAGTTGTTCGCTCATTGTCATGTCCTGTTAATAAGGTACTGGCGCGGCTGCCCGCGCCTTTAAAGTAGATCAGAGGCCCAGGGCGTTGCGGTGTTCTTCCATCAGGTCCACGCCATCAACGATTTCAATCATGTTGATCACATCAACCTCATAGAGCACCTCGCCGTTAATGGTCAGCTTCGCGTAGCTGTTGGTGCTGCTGACTTTTGTGGTGTTGCTCTCCCCGGTTTTCCATTCGCCGGAATCGACTTCTTTATGTCGCCCGCGCACAACCAGCTCAACGGCCTGCACTTCGCCGGTATCGTCACGCTGAATGGAGCCGGTGAAACGCAGCTGGATACCGTCAACGGTGGCTTTACCCATCTGTTTGAATAACAGCAGTTCGGTGCCACCGATTGAAAATTCCGTGTCCAGCGCGCCATCATCCAGCCCCAGATCGACATCCGCCGAACCGGGCATACCGCCGCCGCGATACTTTTCAAACTTGCGGCCGAATTTAGGCAGGGTCAGGGACTCAACGATCCCCTGATAGTTATTCCCGTCGTTAAACAGGTTCAGGTGTTTTAACTTGCGTGGTAAAGCCATATTGTCCCCTTACGCGCTGACCTGGCTGGAGAAATCCAGCAGATACTGATCGGTGATGCGCTGGCGCAGCATCAGGTTTTCCAGAGGCGGTACCGGCGTATAGTCGTAATCGATAGTGAGCTTCCCGGCTTTCAGGGAATCTTTATCGTTTACGGACTCATCCAGCCAGCAGTCGGCGCCGATGATGTAGCCCTGCGTTTTCAGGTTGCGCAGTTTGGCGCGAATACCTTCGATAATGTCGCGGGCCAGCGACGGGTTAAGCACGCCATCCACCGCCCACATGTGCGCTTCGGCGATGGTGTCAGCCAGTACCTGCGCGGTTCGGGTGTAGTTTTCAAAGGCAAACAGAGGATCGTCACTGAGGCAGCGGGAGCCCCAGAAGCGGAAACCGTCTTTGCGGATCAGCGTGGTGACATCGTTCTGGTTCAACAGCCCCGCATCGGTTGCCGGGTCCTGCAAATCCCAGAACACATCAGCAGAAATGCCGGTGACGCCATTCACACCCACGTTGGACAGCGATTTGTGCCAGCCGGTCTGTTCGTCAATTTTGGCACGCAGGCCAAGCGCACGGGCTGAGGCATAAGCCGTTGCGTCAGCATTCAGCACGGTGTCAAAACTGATGAAATCAGGCCAGATCAGCATCCCCTCGCGCTGGCTGAAATTAGCGCGGTAAGCAATGGCCTCCTCTACCGTTTTACAGCCGTAGGCTGACAGATAGGCGAACCCGCGCAGACTCTGCGCCACGCTGAGCAGCTCAGTGGCAACCGCCTGCGTATCATGCCCGGGCACGCCGAGAATGCGCGGCTTGACGCCGAGCTGCGACTGCGCCGAAAGCAGGGCCTTGATGCCTGTTTTTTTACCATCAGCGGTCACGCCGCCGATAATGTTGGAGGTTGTCTCCGCTTCGGTTTCACCCTGTGCAACGCGCACAACGACGGTCACGGGTTTAGCCTGGTCGGCAATTGCATCCAGCGAGCGGGCCAGCGTGCCGGACTCGCCTGCTTTACCGCTGGCGGTCAGCACGTCGGTAAGCAGGACCGGTTTATTGAGGGGGAACACGGACGCATCTGCATCATCGCCGGTACAGACCATACCGACAATTGCCGTGCTTACTGTTGAAATGGGGCGGGTGCCGTCGTTGACCTCAACGACGCGCACACCATGGTGATAATCCTGAGCCATAAGGCACTCACTCCGCTTTAGGGTTGAATGCATATGCTGCATGTAGAATTCGAAGCATGCATTTGGTATGTATTGTTGTATCGCTAATACAATGGCTTGAGATTCAAATGAAAGCTGAAGATAACGTTGTTGATAACTGGATAAAACAATCAGTCAGGAGGGAGATCCTTTACCGACTAGTTGTATGGTGTTTGATAACTGTAATAGCTTTATTTATAAGCTCAAACGCCCCAACCTTCGCACTTGACAAATATGTTACCCCCGCTATTTATAAATTAATTGAACAATTAAATTTCATTTGGGCTTTTTTATATTTCTTTATAACCACATCGTTTTTCTTTAAAGATATGGCATACATGAGAAAAGATAATTGGGGCAATCACAACATCCGACACAATTTCGGCATGCTATTAAGAAAATTCACGTGTGAAGTGCTGTTATGGTCTGCTGGAATCTCATCCTCTCTCGTGACAATCATAGCAATAAGCTTCCCCATAATTTTATTCAAAGATGATAACTCAAACGCGCGAGATTATTTCCTAAGCATAGCCATAGTATTTTTTACCTTTATATTTAGCGCCATGATCCTTTTCTTTTATTATTTCCTGAGAGCAGATCGCCCTGCTATATATCACATCACAAATTCGCGCTTACTAACTCAAGTGATTTATCTATTTCTATTTTTAGGATGCGGTGCTATGTATTTTTGGATTGAAGCAAAATGAACCCCTTGTGTTAATTGTTATACCCCCCTCCAAATATGAGGGGGGTGAGGAATTAAATCGGTTGTTCCGGCCAGACAAGGTTTGGTCCCAAGAGGGGATCGACTCGATTTAATAAAACTCGATACTTCCTCCACGCATTATATAGATTGCTCTCTTCATTATCAGCAATACACAGCTCAACTGCATCCTGCAAAGGACTGATTATTGCCCCTGCCATAATAAGTAACTCTGCCTTTTTTAATTCTGCATTCTTAACATCAGCAGCAATTTTAGCATTTTCATCCGTCACCCATTGCTCACCATTCCATGCATCGTAAGGTGTTGCAGGTGCGACTGTTGTCGTCCCCGCTGGATAACCACCCGGCAGGGTTATTTCAACAGGTTCGCCGGTTTCCGTATTCCATACAGTTTCGCCACGATGATCCGCTAAATATTCCCAGCTATCGTCCGCAATCGTTCGACATACAACAAAACCATCTTTTCCCTCAGGAGGGGCATCAGTACACGCATTTGCGGGGAGTCCCACACCAACAGGAATATACTCTGTTGTTGAAGACAGAATTTCCCGCGTCTCACTATCATAATTGAATACCACAACATTACCTGCCGTTGTGGCAAAACCGTATTCCATTATAGCGTTCTGCATTATGCAGCCCTCACAATATAGTTAAATGCAACGTTACGCGGCCTCGTTTCACTGCCAAACATTGCAGAGCCAAGCGCGGCTTTTGCGGTATATGTTTGCAACAATGTGCCCGTGGACGGGTTCGGATTATATTCGTTGGTTCCATCCGGGTAATAAGCCATTGCTGAATTTCATCTCCACCCGTCCCGTTTGTAGTGGGCAACCAGTGCCTGTGATCGAATGACATTCCCCCCTGCGCTGACAGCAATCCACGACCGGTATCCACGCCACGACCATCGTCCCAGCCACGAATAAACTCACCACGCAGATCAGGTAATTTCAGAGCAGGATACGCCTGAGCCAGTTTTGGATATTGCGCCGCAGTAAAAGCTGCACCGTTGCATTTGAGCCACCCCGCCGGAGCTGTAGCAAGAGGCCATGGCACTGGCACTCCAACCGGCAGGGCCGAACCCGCCCCCAGGCCGAGGTTATTCAAAAATGCGGCAACGTCAGCAATATCCGCACCGTTTTTACTGATCTCCATCTTCCCTGCTAGTGCATTTGTCATCGTGGTGGCAAAGTTAGGATCGTTGCCCAGTGCTGCAGCCAGTTCATTCAGCGTATCCAGTGCCGCCGGTGTTGACCCTACCAGTGCTGCAATAGCCGATTTAACAAAAGCCGTATTGGCAATCTGCGTGTTATTAGCCGTTTGCGCTGCAGTAGGTGCCGTCGGCGTTCCCGTCAGGGCCGGATTTGCCAGTGGTGCTTTCAGTCCGAGCGCGTTATTGAGTAACGACACCACGGCCTGCACAAATGCCGTGCTGGCAATCTGGGTGGTGTTCGTCCCCGCCGGTGCTGTTGGCGTTTTGGGCGTGCCCGTCAGGGTCGGACTCTCTTTCGGGGCGTACTGAGAATGCGGATCGGCTGCAGCTAGGTGTTTTGCCATCAGGTCATCGACATATACCTTCAGCTCCAGCACCTTGTCATCGACATACTTGCGGGTCGCCAGCACCACGGCGGGGTCAATTTTCAGGGTGATAGTGTCAGTGCTGCTGGTGATCAGCACCATGCGCACGGTCTGGGTGCGCCCGCTCCCCTCTGCCAGCTGCGGCTTGTAGCTCTCCGGACAGTTGCCGACGGCAATCAGCGCACCGGTATCATCAAACAGACCAACCTCGCGAATCCACCACCCGCCCTCAGTTTCGGGGATCACCTGCTCCGCAATAATCTGGCTGCTGTTCTGCGGGTCGATATACAGCATATTGAGATCGGCACGGCGCTTTTCAGCAATCAGCCTGGTCTGCTGCGCGCTGGGTGTGGGGAGTAAACCGCCACCGTCGCCCACCGCCATCTGGGTAATTTTCAGCGGAACGCCGAGCGCGGCGGCGCTGGCCAGTTTCGCCGCGCCGATCTCCGTCAGCAGTGTATAGAATTTTGCGCTCATGGATTCACTCTCACTGTATCGATAACGTGGACAGCCCCGCCCTCGTAAGCGGTGCCGCCAGAAATAATGGTGTCGTTGATATACGGGTAAATCGTGATTTCTTCGCCGGTGTAGGTGGCTGCACCGACGAAATACGGCCCGCTGGTCTGCAGGTTGATTGACATGCCGATCAGATGACGGCTGCAGGGTTTGGCGTCGCTGATGAGGCGCTCCAGCTCCAGATAGGTTTCTTCCGTGATGCCCTGGTCCTGCACGCCGATATCCAGGCGAAACGTGCCCGGCTGTTCGCCGGTCTGCCACCATTCGATAATGCGGATCAGGAAGCCGAACGGCTCCACCACCCGACGAACGGCACTGGTTGTGCCTTTGTGCTGATGGATATAGAACGCATCCTGCACCACCCGGCGCTTCACGCTTTCTGTCCAGCTCTCGTCCCAACGGTCCACGGAAAACGCCCACGCCAGATACGGCAGAAAACTGACCGGACAGGTTGCCGGGTTCCACAGGTCACGCAGCGGCACCGCAAGCCCGGAAATGCCGCTGCAGCTCTGCGCCAGTCGGCGCTCAAGCGGCGATGAGCCAGGCGGCAGCAAGCTATTCATCCGTGCCCCCGTTAGTCACATTCCACTGCGTACATGAGGCAGCCTGCGTCTTATCCAGCACCACATCATTCAGAGGAGACGCCAGCTCCACGCGCTGAACACCTTCGACATGCAGCGCGGCATACAGTGCACTGCGGCGGATATCGCGTCCGAGCCGCGTCTGGCTGGCGATGTACTTCTGCAGGCTGGTTTTTGCCGCCGCCATCACCGGCTCCGCCTCCGGTCCAGGATAGAGAAAAATGGTTGCATCCACGCTGTACGGGATAATTTCGGCGCTGCGCACCGTCAGGTGATCCGCCACCGGGCGCACGCTCTCGTTGTTCAGCGCCTTTTCCACCACTGCCAAAAGATCAGCCCTGGCCGTGCCATCGCCTTCGCGGCTCAGTACGGTCAGCACGACCTCCGCCGGTGCCGGGCTGGTTGCACTGGCATCCGCCACGCGCCCGTCCGCACTTCTGGCGTGAAACTCATAGGCCGCCGTCGGCCCCGCAACGGACAGCCCTTCAAATGCAGCGGGAACACGCAGACGCAGCGCCTCATCGCTTTCCATCACTGCAGCTACCGGCGGCACGGCGTCGTTGTCGGCGGGCGTTACCGTCAGGCGTTTCACGTTATAGTTGGCGGCCAGCTGTTCCAGATCGCCGCCGAGGGCATACGCCACCATGACCGCTTGCGCGGCCTCGTTGATGCGCTGGCGCAGCAGCACTTCGCGATAGGTGCTTTCCTGCAGCTGTTTGGTGATGGGTTCAGATTCCAGCGCCAGCGTACGCGCGACTGCCGTCTGCTCATCCGCCGGGTACAGCGCCACAAAAGCAGCCTTGCGATCCGCCAGCAGCGTCTCAAAATCCGGCACGTCCACAATCTGCGGCGCGGGGAGCTGGGAGAGGTCAATGACCGCCATTGTCTGCTCCTGTTGATACGGAAAGGGAAACCGGCGCGCCGTTGTTGCGCTGCCCGGTAAGATCAACGACCATCGAGCCGTCAAAGTGGGAATTGATGGTGATGGAGGCCAGCGTCAGGCGAGGTTCCCAGCGGCTCAAAGCCATATACACCGCAGACATGATCTGCAGGCGCAGTGCTGGGTTTTGCGGCTGGTCAATCAGGACGGATAACAGGGAACCGTATTCCCGCCGGGCAATGCGGCTGCCCTGCGGCGTTAGCAGAATATCTCGCACCGACTGGCGCAGGTGGTCCGTGTCTGTGATGGCCTTGCCGTTGCGCTGACTCATACCGATATACAGCGTCATACCGGGCCTCCCGATGTGTCGCCGCCGGACTTCACTTTGTTGTGCGCGTGGTTATCCACCACGATCCCGTTGGAACTCATCGGGCCGCCGCCCTGGGAGACTGCACCGTTGATCACAACGTTACTGTTGATGCGCGTGGTGTCGGCCTCCACAACAAACTCAGCGGTTTTGAGGGTGATATTGTCTGCCGCTTCGATCACCATCGATTTGATCCCACTGACGTGCCAGCGTCCGGTGGCAGGTTCATACTCAAACCAGCCCCCATCCGGGTACTGCGTCACACATCCATCCACAGAATCCGACGGCGGCGCAAACTCGCTGGAGTAGATGGCAGGTAGCGCAAACGCGGTTTCGAGATTCCCACCCATGCTCAGAACCACCACCTGCTCAGCCGGCGACGGGCACCACCATGTACGGGCCCCCGGCACAGCCAGTTCTCCCGGTCCACTTCGGTCACGGTGCCGGTGCGGATCAGGTTGGTGATAAGGCGCATGATTTCTGTGAGTTGTGCGTTCATAAGTTCCACTTTTTAATGAACTATATTTCAATTCGGTTTATATTCATCATTAGAATGTTTGTATCAGCTACGACACAAGAGGGCCTATGCTTACAGCAATAAATGAAATCTCAATCCCTATCCCATATACTGAGAAAAAGGCAGATCTTTGCCTAAATGGAAAAAACCTAATAATAACCGGAGGGAATGGCAGCGGTAAAACTAGCTTTATCACCTCTATATACGAGTATTTAAGAGATGGGCTAGATCAGCCGACCAATAACGACAGACAACATCTTGAACAACAACTCAATAGCCACCAATATAATATGATTCAAGGCGGCCGCGATAGTGGTTCTTATTCATGGTATGAGCAAGAAATCCAGAAAATACAAAAAAGACTCCATGCACTTGATAAATTCCACATAACAACATTTACAAAAGATAGTGCAAGCACCCGTTCACTACTTCGTTTTCACAAAGCCCTTAGAGAGGCAGTAATCACTGCACCTCAATTTGTTCCAAGGCTTTCAGCTTTAGTTCACGAAAATGCTCACTTTTCTAACGAAAAGGATGGTGACAATATCTTTGAGAACTATTTAATCAGCCTAAAGACATCACAAAGTTATGCAATTTCCTTCGATAAGGATGAAGAAAAAGCAACAAGAATACAAAGTTGGTTTGATAAAATTGAATCTGATTTACAGGGACTATTCGAAGATTCAAACCTTAGACTAAGGTTTGATAGTACTGATGGTAAATTTTTCCTTTATCAAAACATGAAAGATAAATTTACTTTTCAGACGCTTTCTTCCGGGTACTCTTCAATCTTAAGAATTTATGCTGATTTGATTATGCGCATAGAAATGTGGGACCTTACTCCAGAGAGTATTGAAGGTATTATTTTCATCGATGAAATAGATGCACATTTGCATGTTTCACTACAAAAAAAAATACTCCGGTTCTTTAGCAACTCTTTTCCGAAAGTTCAATTTATAGTTACAACGCATTCGCCCTTTGTGGTTTCTTCCGTTACTGATGCTGTGATTTATGACTTATCTAGCAACCAACAAATTGTTGACGTATCGTCTTACTCAAACAATATTATATTGCAAGAATTATTCGGTGTTAACCCAATGTCGATTGTATTATCTGATAAGTTAGAGGAAATTGAAAAAATCATATCAAGTTTAAACAACAATAATGTTGAAATCGCTATTAAAATAATACAATCCCTTGCTTCATCAGAAGAATCCATGGACAGTGAAGCCAGTGCCTTTGTCGATTTTGCAAAACTTCAAATTATTAAATATAAGAAAGAAAACGCTCAGGAGAAATGATGTTTAGAGTTAACAGAACATACCCTGCGCCAGTTTCATTGGCTCGAAAATCACGTTACGACGACCCTGATGTGCATGAAGCCTTACAGGAATGCTTTTATGGAAAATGTTACATTTGCGAGAATAAAGATCCGTTAGATATAAACATTGAACACTTTGTTTCAAGGAAAGAAGATGCTAGCAAAACTTATGACTGGGACAATCTCTATTTGTCATGCGGCAGGTGCAACAATATAAAACTAGACAAACACGATGAGTTACTTGATTGTTGCAACGAAACTGTATGGAATCGTATAAAGTTACTACCAGGTTTCTCAGCAAAAGCTAAAAAAGTAACCATAGAACCACTATTTATTGACAATAAAACATTAACCACTGCTGATCTACTTGAGAAAGTGTACAACAGCGATCACACGATAAATAAAAAATTAACATCGGCAGCACTACGTTCACAAATAACAAAAACAACGCAAAAACTTATCAGAAACATTATTGAATATTATGAAGATGACACTCCAGATGACCGAAAAGTATATTTGATTGATAAAATCAAAGTCATGATTAGACGTGATGCTAAATTTTCAGCATTTTGCAGATGGATTGTCCTCGACGACGCAGAGCTTTGTGAGATCCTTGAACCCTTCATGGACTAGTAATTATGCAACTTAACTATTTTAACCAAGATAATAGTGCATCAATTGTGACCTTCTTTGCTTCATCATTGATGCCAATTAGTTGTCGTGATGCATAATGCACCTCTGGTCCATTATGGCTGACACGATCCCGAAGGCCATAATGATGCACCCGCGCAATCCGCTGCACCTTCCCTGCAAACTGCACGCTGGCTGACTCCGCGCTGGCTGCAGTTTTCAGGTATTTTGCCGTGCGCAGTTTCGAGAACATTTGCCGCTTAATACGCCCCTTTTTAGTCCGGGCAGTGACCTTTCGCGGCTCGAAGCCGCTTCCGTCAGGATTACGCTGCAGTCGGATATTGTTTTGCTGATTCCGGCGCAGCTCCTGCGCCAGCTCGCGCATCATGCGCTGACGTGCGGCAGGCTCCAGATTCGCCAGCAGGGCCGCCAGCCACTCATCCACTTTGTGCAGATTATCCACGTTTTACCGTCCACATTTCTTCTGGCTCGTCAGGTTCTGGCTCCGCCTCAACCGTTGAAATCCCACCGTCGGTGCTGACCAGCACGCGCTCCGTCAGCTGCAGGTTCAGGCTGATATCGCACACGTCGTTGCGCAGAATATCGACCTCAAAGGTAAACAGCTTTTCGCGCAGGTCAGGGTTGTTGATGGCATCGGCCTGATTGTCTTTCAGCCACAGCAGCACCGGGGCCATCAGCAGATTCTGGTCGCCGCTGAAATCCTCAATCACCACGTTCAGGGTGTAGCGGTATTCCCACGACATGGACTGCGCGCCGGTTGCCACCAGAGAACCGTTATCCACGAACAGATGCAGCTTGTCCGGGTTATCGCGGACATAAGGCACCGCCTTATTCAGGGCGCTGCGTAAGGACTGCGGCTTGTTCACTGTTTCGCTCCTGACACGCAACAATCGTGTCCACTTTGTCAGCACAGACCGCCCAGGCGGCCTCGGTTTCATCCAGCATCACGTTCAGATCGCCGTTAGTGCGCGGCGCTGACGGGTTCAGGCTGCACGGCGTCACTCTGGGACAGCCATTCACGGTAAGCTGCACCTCCGGCGAGGGCCGGACGCCCCCGCAGCCGGATAATGTCAGCAGGCAAAGGAGTGTCAGCCCAGCGGCGTAAATCTTCGTTCTCACGTTTCAGTTCCTCGATCCGGTGCTGCCGGTTACGCAGCAGCGCGGAAGTCCGCTCCGCCGCCGCATAAAGCCGCATCTGCGCCCGGCTGTTGGTTTCGGTCAGAATGGACAGGCCAATCAGCTGGCTGTTTTTCTTCGCCAGTGCCTGCGTTCTGGTTTCCAGTACCTCGCCCTGAGTTTCGATGGTGTGCCGGGCGTTGTTCAACCGCCATGACTGCCAGCCCAGCGCCGCCAGTACCAACGCGAGTATGACCGCCAGCGTGCGCATCATGCCCCTGCCCCTTTCAGGCACCAGGCCATTTCACGCGCACGGCGATTATCCAGCCCCTGATTAAACACGCCCTTGACGTACACCCAGCGCGGCAGCTGGCGGCAGGCATCCGTCCAGCGCTTTTGATTGAGCAGTTTCACCAGCGTGGAGCTGCAGGCATTACCGGTGCCAACGTTGAAGGCAAACGACACCACCGCGTCATAGACCTTTTGCGGCACGGACGACACCACGCATTTCTCCAGCGATCGCTCTACCTGCAGCACATTAGTAATCAGCCCCTGCGCGGCCTGCCGTTCCGTGATGGTTTTGCCCGGCGTAACGCCGGACGTGTTACCGATCCCGTCGGTCCAGACACCTGCGCTGCACTGGTACGGCTGCAGACGACAGCCCTCGTAATCGGCAATCAGTTTCAGCCCTTCCACAGA